TTAACGCTGCTGGTGACAACGCTGTGGACATCTACCCTAAGCCTGACGGTGTGTATCAATTAAGGTTTAACGTAGTGCTGCGTACAGCAGACTTCACAGAAGATACAGAGACTCTGGCAGTACCTTCATCACCTGTTATACAATTAGCTACAGCACTAGGTGCTAGAGAGCGTGGAGAGACTGGTGGTACAAGTGCAGCAGAGTTGTTTGCTCTGGCTGACAACACATTGTCTGATGCTATTGCTATTGATGCGTCACAACACCCTGAAGAAACTATCTGGTATTCTTAATGGCACAACAACTACAGAACATTACAGTAGCTGCTCCGGGCTTTGCTGGTTTAAACACACAGGACTCACCAATAGGTGTTGATCCTTCGTTTGCTGCTGTTGCAGACAACTGTGTTATTGACAAGCTAGGCCGTATTGGTGCGCGTAAGGGCTGGGAAGAGGTCTCTACTAACGGTGCTTCTGTGTTAGGCAGTAGCCGTGGTATAGAAACCATGTACGAGTTTATTGATAACTCTGGCGATAAGTATGTCATATCAGCAGGTAACAATAAAATCTTTACAGGAACTACCACGTTAACAGATGCTACTCCTGCTGGGTACACGCCTACAGCTAATAACTGGAAAGCTGTTACTCTAAACGACCATGTTTATTTGTTCCAACGCGACCACGAGTACGTTCTAGGCACTGACCATGGAGGTTCGTTTGTACTGGAAGAACACTCAGCACACAGTCACGCGACAGGCACTCCTCCAGAAGCTAATGAAGTTTTAGCAGCATACGGTAGACTCTGGGCAGCAGACATTACAGGCAACAAGCACACTGTCTACTGGTCTGATACACTTAACGGACATCACTGGACAGGAGGCACTACAGGCTCGTTAGACGTTACTACTGTATGGCCTACAGGCTTTGACGAGATAACGGCTCTAGCGGCCCACAATGGCTTCCTAATCATCTTTGGCAAGAAGTCTATACTTGTGTACTCAGGAGCCTCCTCTCCTGCCTCTATGACGCTTACAGACACCATAGAAGGCGTTGGCTGCATAGCCCGTGACTCAGTACAGCACACAGGCACTGACATCATCTTCTTGTCTGAGACAGGTGTACGTAGCTTTGGCAGGACTATACAAGAGAAGTCCATGCCTATGCGTGACATCAGCAAGAATGTACGCACTGACTTAATAAACTTGGTGCAGCTCCAGACTAACCCTATCAAGTCTCTATACAGCTCTGAGGAAGCCTTCTACCTGTTAACACTACCTGACAGCAACACGGTGTACTGCTTTGACATGCGTAGGCAGCTAGAGGATGGCTCACACAGGGCTACTACGTGGTCAGGTATGTATCCTCTGTCCTTTGCTGTGCTAGAGGGTGGTGAGGTATACATAGGCATTTCTTCAGGCATTGTTAAGTACAAAGGCTATATGGACGGTGCTAACAAGTACGAGATGAGATACTTTAGTAATCCTATGGACTTTGGTAACACGTCTAACCTAAAGTTTCTGAAGAAGTTTAACTTGACTATTATTGGTGGTCAGAACACACCCACTACTTTGAACTGGGGTTATGACTACACAGCTAACTATACTAAGCAGGCTTTTGTGTTTGGCTCTGCTAACATTGCTGAGTATGGCCTAGCGGAATACAACACTACAGGCGAGTACACCTCTTCTATTCTTATCAACACACCAAAGGTTAACACTAGCGGTAGTGGTGAAGTAGTAACCATTGGCTTAGAGGCAGAGGTCAACGGTGCTGCTTTCTCAATTCAAAAAATCGACATACACGCTCTACTAGGGAGACTTATCTAAATGTCTAATTACACTAAGACAACTAACTTTGCTACAAAGGATTCTCTCCCTTCAGGCAATGCTGCTAAGATTGTAAGGGGTACAGAGATCGACACTGAGTTTAACAACATAGCGACAGCTAGTGCTACTAAGGCTGACTCTGCTGATCCTACATTTACTGGTACTGTAACAGCCGCTACCGTAAACGTGACAGGCACCTTGACGGCTGACACAATTACTGGAGGGTCTTACTAATGTCGCTATTTGAAAATTATCTGCAAGCAGAGCGCGTCACAGAGCCGGTCAGCCCCAAGACAGCGCGGAACAACGACGATTGGCTGAAGTATGTGGGTAATAACCCTCCCCAAATGCAACTTTTGCCGATTGGGACTCGAGTAGGTGCCCCAGTTCAGCCACGGTTGTACGGCGCTGGCCCTGTACGTCGCGGTGCTGTTACAGGCGACGTGCAAGATAATCGGGCTTTTGATAATCGGCCCCTAGATACATTCGGTTTGGAAAGATCAGCCAGAGGCTTTTCACCTTTGCAAGCGACAAGCCCCTATGCAAACAGTGCGTTTAGCGACATGCCTGTAAGACCTACTATGGTGACCCACGATATGAAGTCATATATTGATCCTATAACAGGCAAGTCAACAACAGGAAGCTCAACTATATCAGGGTACCGAAACAGGTTAAAAAACTATTTTGATAATAACCCCGGCGCAGAGGATTATTATAAAACAACACTATCTTCTCCGTCTCCTTCAGGCTTTGCACCTCCTATGCAAGCCGGAGGAGGAGGAGGAGGCAACGTTGGAACCTCTCCTATAACCCCGCCACAAACAGGCTCTAGCGGCCCTAGCAGTTCTTCGGTATATGGCGGTGCAGCTTTAGGCGGCCTGCTGTCAGGAGACTTACAGGGGGCTTTACAGACAGCTGCAGGTTACTACGCAGGACAACAGGGCATTGAAGGAGCTATGGCCACAGGTCAGGCAGGTTTTGGCCTTGGTGAGCAAATAGGTCAAAGAGCTTTTGAACAATCCCAGTTCAGACCTTTTGGTGTTACGTCTAACTTAGCCAACATAGGCACTACCGCCGCAGGCGGTGTTGACTTACGTTTGTCTCCGTCACAGCAAAGACTACAAAATCAACTACTAGGAGGCGCACAAGCAGCCGCTAGTACACTGGGCGGAGCTTATGACCCTAGAGCTGGTCAAATCGGCGCACAAGCCTATGGTCTAGCACAACAACAGCTAGGGCAAGTAGGTGCTATTGATCCTTCTATTGCAGCTCAACGTGGCGCAGTAGGTGGACTGTTTGGTCAGACACTAGGTCAGATGGGTCAGCCTACAGGTTTGGAGGGCATTACTCAAGCAGGTCTTGGAGGCGCTCAAGCGCAGCTAGAAAGAGCTGGTCAACCTGCTGACATTGAAGCTTTACGTTCTCAGTACGCAGGGCTTGCAGGAGCTGCCGGTGAAGGTTTGTTAACATCTCCTGAAGCTCGACAAGCTGATATTTACGAAGCTATTAGAGCCACACAGACTCCAGAGGAAGAACGTCAGCGTCTGGCTACAGAAGAGCGTCTACTTTCTCAAGGTCGCTTAGGGTTGTCCTCTGCTGCTTATGGTGGTGCATCTCCTGAATTACTGGCACAAGAGACTGCCCGTCAGGAAGCTATGGCTAAAGCCAGTCTCTCTGCTCGACAACAGGCGATGGCAGAACAACAACAAGGACTAGCTACAGCTACTGGGTTAACAGGACTAGCCTCTAATTTAGCTGGGCTTTCTTCAGACTTAGAAACAGCAGGAATAGGACGAGGCACTACACTCGCAGGCTTAGGTTTGCAAGGCGCACAAGCAGGCCGTGGGTTTGGGCAGCAAGACTTAGCTAATCTTTTACAGCTACAGCAAGCAGACATTGGTGCTGCAGGACAGCAGCAGGCTTTACAGCAGGGTCGCTTGGGTCTAGGTACAGGTTTGTTTGGATTAGGTACACAAGCAGCTCAATTGCCTTCACAGCTACGTGCGGCTGACATAGCCAACATGCAGCAAATGATGGCTGCAGGGTACTTACCGCAGCAACAAGCTCTTGGTTTGTTTGGTGCTGCTGAGTTACCTTCTCAGTTAGCGATGAAAGGACAACTAGGAGGCACAGAACTACAAGCACAAGCAGCACGTAGTGGTCTTGAGTCTTACATGCAAGGAGCTAACATGGCTAACCTGTTACAGCAGCAACAGCTTCAAGGCATGTTGTCTAGTGTAGTAGGGCAGCAAATGACTCCACAAGAAAGGTTAATTAATGAAATACTTGGGGGCACAGCGGACGCTGACAGTGGTGGCCTTTTAGGCTCTTTGGGTTTTGGTGATGCACCTACTCCTGACTGGATTAAAGCACTAGACCCTACACGTTTCTTTCGCAGTTCCCAACCAAAAGAATTTGATGCTGGGGATTATAGTCAAGTAATTAATCAAGATTACAGCAATTACGCTTAAAGGTAAATAAAAATGGCAAATACATTAGCAGGATTACTAACAGGTGTGCCTCAGACGGCTATAGACCCTAACCTTAGCGTACAGCAACAGCAGTTGGCTTTAGGGGCTAGTGCCGCCAACATGATGGGCAGCGGCATTCGGAGCATGACGGGTCAACAGTCTCAAGGAGACAGAGCTGCTGAATTACAAATGGCAATGTCTAAACTAGACTTAAACGACACGAAAGACTTGACAAAACTAGCTAGAATAATGCAAGCTACTGGAGACATGGCTGGTGCAGGTAAAATAGCTGCTCTTATTCAAGACAAAAAACTAAAAGGCAAGCAGCGTGAAGGTTTAATTGAACAAGCCAGAAGTTTAGGACTAGACCAGACTGTAGACATGTTGACAAGCGGTGGTGACGTTGAAACAGCCACTAAACAGATTTTAGAAGCTGAAGAACGTAATGTAATAGCCAAACAGGGGCGTAAAGGTAAGATAGCAGTTGCTCAAGCTAAGGGGGCTAACGATACTGTATTAAAAGCTATTTCAGACGGCGAATACGACGGCTTTAGTGATTCCATGTTTATTGAAGCTATGTCAGGTGAAAAAGCAGACCTTAAGGTTTTTCAACAGGTAGTTGAGGGCAAACCTGCAAGCAAACCTTTCCGTGTTAATGAAGGCGGTCAAGTGTGGGATGACAAAGCAAACAAGTGGGTCAACCCTTCTGAGTTAGGACTTACACAAGCTCCTGTGACTACTCAACAACTAAATGCAGGAAATGAAGTTACTAAACAACTTACTCAAGGTTTTGTAGATACTTTTGTTGAGTTAAATTCTTTAGGCCGCGATGCTGAAAAGATGCTGGAAATTAATAAAGCCAGTGCGCTTGATTTAGATAAAATATACACAGGAAAACTTGCACCCGTTCAGCTTGCCTTAATGGACGTAGGTAAGACATTGGGTGTTATTTCTCCAGAACAGGAAGACGCAGTTGTAGCTACACAGACCTTTATGATTAACAGAGCTAAACAGGTTCTTCCTTTAATCAAAGCACTAGGCTCTGGCACGGCAATTTCTGATAAAGATAGAGAGTTTATTTCTAAAATAGTAGCCGCTGACGAAGCAGGTATTAGTTTGTCGTTAAAATCCATTAAACGAATTATTGAGATTGAAAACGAATACGCTATCAAAGCTATTTCTAAGAGCAATTCAGCATTAGAGCGTTTAGGTGCTATAAAAAATGCAGACATCGACCCCGCTGTTGTTGCAGGTCTGTATATTACTGCTCCATCTTTTAGTCCTCGTAATGAAGCCGGAGGAATTTCCGAAGCTGCTCAATCGGTTATTGATAGAGCTAAAGAAAGGGCGCTAAGAAACACAGGAATACGTTAATGGCTACTTTACAAGAGCTAGATCAAGCATTGTTGCTTGCAGTAGAAGAAAATGACATTGCTGTTATAAACGAGCTGTCTGCTTTAATAGAGCAAGCAGAAGCACAGCAAGGTTATCAACCTACAGACTACGACTTAACTGAAGAACTAGGCGAAGGGATTTCAAGAATAGGTCAGCGAGTCTCCGGTCTTCCTCAATTTGCTTTTGAGCAGCTGGCAAAAACAGCAGCATTAGACCGACCCTTAGGTATGGCCGCGCTGCCTATTGCTGGCGAATCAGTACAAGCAGGTCTTATAACTCCTATTTCTGAAGCATTAACAATAGGAGGCAAAACAGCACTTGAGCTAACCGACGATGATTTTGAAAAAGGAATAGCTGACCAAGCTGTTGAAACTTTTGAATCTCTTATGGGTAACCCTACTGTTGCTAAAATTACGGAGTTAGGCATTGAAGCTGCCAAAACGGGTCAAAACGCTTGGATGGGGTTTAGTAACCGCTATCCTATTGAAGCTGACAACCTTGTAGGCGCTATACAAATAGCTGAAGTCTATAAGCCGCCCGCGTTAAGATTGCCAGTACCTCAGTCATCCTCTGATTTAAAAAGAAGAGGCGTGGCTTTACAAAGACAAGCCGCTGAAAGAACCTTAGAAGGTAAGCGTCAGCAAATGCAGCAAATACTAGAGCTTGAGGATACTAAAGCTAATCGGCTAAAGACTGTTAAAAATAAAAGATCAGACCCTACGACAGGTACTACTTACTATGTGCCTACAGAAAGAGACACTGAACTTTATGATCTTTTAATAAACGAAACAGAAGTCTCTCATAAGAACAGCAATCAACGTAACCTAGACATTGTAAGAGACACTCTTGAACAGCGCGGTAAAAAACTAACCAGTGAGCTGCGAGAATATGATTATGTTAAGTTTAAAGCAGGCGACATACGGGCTGACATGAGGGCTGTTTTAAAAGGCATGTTAGACCCAGATTCTCCTGATTTTAATCCTGCCTTAAATAATAACACTCGCATAAAAGCAGCACAAGATTTATTTTCTTGGGTAGACACTAAGTTAAAAGGAGAGCAAATCACACCAGCTCGTTTGTATGGTCTACGTAAAGAACTTGATGACCACATTAAGAGTCTTAGAGGTGACGTTTTTGATGGAACACAGACAGCTTTGTCGGAAGCCCAAAGGTCTGTTAGGAATTACTTAAACAAGAAAGTAATAGAAGGAGCAGGTTTTTCTGATGTAGCTAAAGATTTACGAGAGATGCACTTGTTGTATGACGCTCGTGATATACTTGAGCCTAAAGCTGCTGATGATTTAGATACGTCTATGGGCAGAGCTATACAGAACATAGCTAGAGCTACAGATACAGTCATGCCTAAAACTTTAGGTGGTAAAGTAAACAACATCCGAATGCTTACAGGAGCAGGTGCAGCAACAGCCATAGGTACTTTAACACCTTACTTGCCTTACGTAGCAGCAGGTACCGGATTAGGTTACTTAGCGTATCGGGGTGTCAACAGTAACGCAACTCGTAAACAGTTAGGTAAAACACTTGTTGCTATTGACAAAGCCATTAAAGAAACTAAAGTAAAAGAGATGAAGGAAGCTCTTGCTTTAGATAGAGCAACGATTATAGAAGCCTTGAAACTTCCGTTAGCTAACATTGATGACCCTGAAGAAGAAAATGCAGAGGAAGAAGTGAATGTCCCTTACAGACGATAGCTATGAAATCTTAAAAAGAGTAGAGCAAGAAGGCACAAGACGTAGAGGCCCGCAAGGGAAAAGGAACAAGAGGGATCAAGTTCAAGACCTGCAAGACGCTGCTTACTTAGGGGCTTCTTTTCTTCCTGTGTCCGGTGAGATTATCTCTGGCAAAGAAGCGATAGAGGATTTTCGTCAAGGCAATGTCGGTATGGGTATGTTGGGAGCTGCTGGAGCAATTCCTCTACTGGGCTACGGGCCTCGTATAGCTAAAAGCATGTTACGTAGCGGAGGCAGTTTAATAAACAAAGCAGCTCAAAACACCCCTACGCGTATTCCTGAGTTCTACCGCAATCCTGTAAAAGGTGCAGTTAATTTTGGTAAAGAATATACAAAAGCTGTTATGCCTGCTATTAAAGAAAGTATTGACCCACAGAGTGTAGCAAAACGTAGAGTCCTCGGCATATCCGACAGGAAGGTTAGCGATTGGGCTAGTGATGTAGGGCAAGACGCAGACTTGACAGCTATATCTATTAATCGTCAACTACCTAACACTGAGAACACGTTGCTAGAGAACAGTGTAGTAGGTTTAAAATACTTAGACTCACGTATACCTAGAGAAGAGGCCTTTAGATTGGCTTCGGGCATAGGTTCGGGTTTCAGAACTTCAGGTACAGTCCCAGAGTCTATAGTCAACAGAGCTTTAACACACCTTACTCAAGGGCCACACATAAAAAACCCTAACGCTAGGTATGAATATCAAATTAAAGACCCATCCGCAGGTAAGAACGCAGGATACATAGAATCTGTAGGCGCTGCAGGGGCCGGTTCTCCTGTAGTCAGAGCTATGCGTGGTCAGACTACAGATAAGTACTTAAACGTAGTGAATAACTTACGTAAAACAGAGGGAGCAAAACCTAAGGGTAAGCTAGACGGTAGAGAGATGGTTGAGTATTTACAAATGTCTTCTACCTTGGATAACAAAGCCTTCCAACTGATGAATCAAATGGGCGCTGGAGATCAACCCAGCGTAATGTTGGAGACCCTGCTGAGAGCTAGGGCAAAACAAAGTTCAGGTAAAAAACTACAAGCAGGTGAACAAAGAGTTCTGGATTCGTTTAATAAGCTGTTAGACACTAAAGCAATTAAGATGGCTAGAGTTAGTGATGAAGCAGGTAACGCTGTAGGCGGTAGAAACTTAACAGATATCAAAGACCCTGATGGTTACTTAGTTACGCAGCAGTCGTATACTTCAAGACAACAAGAGCTAGGAGGAATGAATGCCTTTGTTGTAGTCGATCCTAACAAGGAAAAGATGTACACAATGTTAAGTGATGGGCATGACATGTTCGGTCTTAACCCAGTAGGAGGACATGGCTTAATTACTGCATCTCCTTTGATTGAGTCTTCCTATAAAACAGGCGCTAAGTATAACAATAAACAGATTAAGAAAAAAGCTACGCCCAGAAAAGTACAACAAGCTCTTAAAGAGACTGAAAGAACTACAGGTGTCAAGAAACAAGCGAAGGAAACGCCAGAAGCCTATACAAAGAGAGCTTTACTGGAATCAAGACCAGAAGTTACCCCTGCTGACATAGCTAAAGCTAGAGCAGCTAAACAAAAACTAGCGGCAGTGGCGGCCACAGGCGGAGCAACAGGAGCTGCAGGGGCAGCCGGTATGCTTACAAGTAATAATCAACAACAATAAAAAAGGGGCCTTTGCGGCCCCTAAGTTTTACTACACTATCTCACATGCACCACCTACACATGCTAACTCCTGACTTCCTGTCGTGTTATCCTCTTCCTCATACTTCTCTAGGTCATCCCAATCCACCCCCTGCGGCATTGCTGCTACTAACTCATCATACTTCTCAGCGTCGATGTCCTCATACGGAGCTTGTTGATATACATGATCACTATATGGCAACAAACTAATCCCACTACACAGATCAAAGTTCTCCCATATCC